TTGGGATAATTTTCTGGATTATACGACCAGTTTCCAGAAATTGCCTGATCAAAGAACTTTTGCATAACAGCAACAATATTGATATAACCAGTATTGTTAGGCATATCCCAAAGAAGCGTATAGTTGTTCTTAAGAGTTTGATACTGGGGTACAATCTGTTTGAGCGGACCCTTCTTTGATTTCTTAATGGACAAGTATCCCCGAGGTGGTTCAATTCCATTTGTTGCATTTGACACAACGGAACTGCTCTCCGAAGGCATTTGTGCCGACAGTGTTGAGTTCCGTACTCCATATTGCTTAACTTGTTCCCTAAGACTATCCCAATCATATTTCAAATTATTCGGAACAATTTCATCAACATCTCTCTTGTATGTATCAATCGGTAGAATACCCTGACCATACTTGGTACGATGAGAATACTCACAGGCACCTTTTTCTTTCGCAAGATTTACGGTTGACTTAATCAGATAATATTGGAATGCCTCACTCAAGTCGTGAACCAGATTCCAAGATGCAGGATCCTCATATTTGACGCCGTGCTTAGCAAGGAAGTGTGCCAAACCAATATAACCTATCCCAAGTGATCGGCGCCTCTTGGTGAAGTTCTCTGCTGCCTTTACGGGGTAATTTTGATAGTCAATAATCTCATCCAAAGCACGAACAGAAAGATCGCAAAGTTCTTTCATATCATCAAAGTGCTTTAGTTTTCCAACATTTATCGCAGATAGAATACAAGTTGCGACTTCTCCATTCTCATCATCAATATGCTGTATTGGAGTCGTGGGTTCGGTGATCTCCATACAAAGGTTACTCATATTAACCTTATCCAGATAAGAACTATGAGAGTTGCAGTGGTCAATATTCATAATGTAAATACGACCGGTCTCTGCTCTTTCCTTCAGAAGATCCAGAAAAAGTTCTTGTGCTCCAATAGTTTTTCTTGGAATAGACTCATCTTGCTCCGCATTTACATATATCTCATCGAATGAATCTGTACCAAAAGCATCATACAATCCGGGAACTGAGTGTGGGGAGAAAAGTGTGATCTCCTGATTCTTGATGAATCTTTCATAGAACAGTTTGGATATTTGAATTCCATAATCCAATTTACGAACACGATTATCTTCAGTTCCTTTGTTATTTTTGAGAACTAGAATGTCTTCTATTTCTTGGTGCCAGATAGGAAAGAAAACTGTAGCAGAACCACCTCTGATGCCGTTCTGAGTGCAGCATCGGACAGTTGCTTCAAACTTCTTAAGGAAGGGCACCACGCCTGTGTGTTGTACCTCTCCGCCTCTGATTTTGCTGTTGATGCCACGAATTCTACCAGCGTTAATACCGATACCAGCCCTTTGTGAGACATATTTACCAATAGCCACATCGCTGCTAAAGATGCTATCGAGGGTGTCATCAACATCAACGAGAACACAAGATGCAAATTGACGAAGCGGAGTTCTGACTCCTGCCATAATCGGCGTTGGGATGTTGATTTTGTGCTTGCTGATTGCGTCATAATATTTTTTAACGTAATCCAAACGAGTTTCCTTTGGATATTTAGAGAAGATGGTAGCAGCAATCATCAGGTACATAAACTGAGGAGTCTCATAAAGAGCACCAGAACTTCTATCCTGAACCAGATACTTATCAACTACCTGACGGAGACCCGCATAAGTGAAGAGGTAATCACGCTCATGAACAATAAAGGATTGAAGTTTATCAAACTCTTCATCACTATAAAGACTTAAGATCTCTTCATCATAGACACCCTTATCAACACAATTATGAACGTGTTCAATCAGAGTAGAGCACTCGTGCATACGACCGAATAACTGCTTGCGGAGAGCGAACAGAAGGAGTCTGGCAGCAACAAACTGATAGTTAGGATGGTCAAGGTCAATCAAGTCGCTTGCAGAGCGAATTAGAATCTCCTGAACCTCCGATGTAGTAATGCCATCATAAAACTGAATACCGGACTTCATTTCAACCTGAGATGCCGATACTCCTGCCAAGTCCTTACATGCTTCTTCTACCATCAGGTGAAGTTTGTTTAAGTCAAGACCCTCAATCGATCCGTTTCTTTTAATAACCTTTGTTCCGTTGCTCATACTTTCTTCCATTCGGTAAACTTTACTTTTGCTTCTAAACCTGAGTGAGTATTTAATTTTAACACATCCATAACCGAAAGTCCAGCAAGCACCATATCGTTAATGTCTTTTTGCTGAATAGATTTGGACCATACTATAATTTTGTTTCCATCTTCAATAATCTTATTCATTCTACTACATATTTCTCGATTTCGTGGTTCGTTATCAAAGACATAAACAACATCCTTAAAGTTACAGGATGATATATCAACATCGGCACCACACATAGCAATTCCATTCTCTACAAACTCAGAGTCAAATGGTCCTTCGACAATATAAACCGTCTCATTTACATTTACCTTATTGAGTCCATAAAGTTTGGGAATCGAATCATCCAAGATGACGGTAATGTATTTAACATTGTTCGGTCCTAGTGCTCTTCCTTGAAATCCGAAGACTTCTCCTTCCCTAGTGTATAGTGGTATGACTATACGACTCTCGTCCTTTACAATCCTACTATATGTGGGTTTTTGAGTATTCACCCACTCCTGAAACTTGTCAGCAAAATAAAACTTTTCTGGATTGAGTTTTCTTTTTTCCAAGTATTCTTTAGCAATTTGATTTGATGATGCTTTTGGAAGGTCTAGTTTCTTGGAAAAAGTTGGTTTTGAGAATTCAAACTTTGGTTCTTCAACCACGAAGTTCTTACCAGTATATCCTTCCTTAAACTTCTCCATCGTATATTGTTTATGAAGAGTAGGGTCTAATTCTTTGAGAAAATTATTGAAGGACATACTTGCCCCACAGTTATGACACTTAAAGTTTGTATTAGTCTTTACGGCATACAAATACCCTCGTGTCTTACTTTTATTCTTTTGAGAATCTCCACATAGGCAACATCTGAAGTTATAGAGGTCTGCTTTAACTCTTTTAAATTTCTGAAGGCGTGAAGAAACTAATCCAATATACTTGGAATCAATCAAGTCCATTATGAGGGTATTATTTTGCTTTCTCTATTCTAATCTGTTCTGCGTCTGGTGTCAAGACATCCACAACCATACCTGACTGAGAAAACACAAAAGAAATTATTACTAAAGCACCTACAACTAACCAACGAAACTTTGTTACGTCATCAACTTTTTTATCTACCGATTCTATGCGGTTATCTATCTTTTTTTCTAATGATTCAAACCTTTCGATTACTCTACCGTGCTCTTCTGTATTTTTATCCTCCATCACTCGAATTCTACTAAAAATTACCTCATCAGTCTTATTAGTATTATCTAACTTTTCTTCGTGAACTGCTAACATCTTTGAGATGTTTTGACTGGTCTGCCCCATTATTTGAATGGCTTCATCTATCTTTTTCATCATAACCTCATAGGAAGTAAGACGTTCTTCTAGAACTGCAATTTTTGTTTCGTTAGATGATTTGTTAAACATTTTTTTGTTGGTGGATATTGGGTTCTACAAAACAAAAAAATCAAGTAGTGGTCTTGCTATTATTTATTTGGGTTTTCTTCTTTGCATTCTGGCAAGATTTTTGAAGAATGGGTTCCAATTCCTCCTCTTTCCTTTTCTCAAATCTACTGGAGGACTATCACCCGCCTCTGCGGTTCCTGCTATTTTTCCACCAACAAGACTATTGGTAGGAGCACCAGTTACCATACCCTCTTCTTTGAGAGTGTGGATAATATCAATAATCTTGTTTATATCCATTAGATTTTCTGCAATTGAGACAGACACTCAGAATCTTCAATAATTTCGTGTATCTGAGTTTTGGGATATTCCGGTAAACGATTTAAGAAAAGTAAAAAACTTTTAATAGACGGCCAAAGTTCCTTTTCTAAGTTATAGAATAACAAAGGAACTGTGGCATCATTAAAAACATTAAAGAGGATAATAAGATGATTTAATATTAAATGCGTCTTTAATTCGCCAGTATTTTTATATCTTTTTAATAATCTCTTTACATATCTTATTCTTTTCAAGTCAGACTCAAAGTCCTCCATCGTTACTGATTGGGGATTTTCATAATACTTAATGGCAAATAATATATAATTATTCTCATTCAACTCATCAAATCTCATATCATGCTTTAATTGTTAAAGTAGTAGTTCCAATACCAACACCAGATGTTGTTCCTGCACCTGCAATATTTTTAACAAGTCCGACAATAGTTTTATCTACTGCGGCACCACCAGAAGCATCAGTAATAACACCAACAACACCACCAGTAGTTGCAATTCTAAGAACAGTTCCAATACCAGTATTAGGAGCAGTAAATGCAAATCCAACTCTATTAGTAATTTGTCCGTTAAAAGTGATTACAGTTTGTCCTATTCCGGGAACATTAACTTGAACTGGAACTCCTGTAGAAGCTGCAGTAGCAACAATATTTGCTCCAGTAGATTGAGAAATAAGAACAGTTGCTCCAGCGGAGCAGTATACCATTTCGTTCCATACTATATGAACATATCCAGTAGTTCCGGTTCCAATTCCAGTTGTTCCACCGGCACCGATGCTAATTGGAGAAGCAAGATTAGGATCCTCAAAGAAAACAGCAATTGGAGTTGCTTGCCCTAAACCAGTTGTACTTGTTCCAGCACCAGCAGTATTTAATCCAGCTACAGGAACTAAAATAGAATCCCAATAGCGAGTAGAAATTCCAGAATTACTAGTAGTCTTATAATGTCTTTGAATCCATCCACGATTATCTGCAAAACAATTATAAGGACTTCTGGTTCTATCAGTTGCTTCGAATTGACCGTTTGCAGCAGAATAGTTGCCCAAATATTTTGGAATCGCGTAATTATTTGCTGCAGTTTCAGCGTTTGTTGAAATGCCCCAAAGTGACATGTTTCTTACCTACAAAATTCTTTTTCTAGTAATATTTATAAAAAAAGGAGACCCTAATATTTGGTCTCCTTATTATCAACCCCGTTTAGTTCAGGGAGTAGGATCTACTGCACCTTTTTTCTTAAGATTTTGCTGAACTTGAAGAATAACGTATGAAACTAAACCATTTGCCTTTAATTTTGGAACTGCACCAAGGAACTCAGAAACAACTAAAAGAATAGTTGCTACTGCTGCCTCATTAGCAATAACCCAAGCCCAGAGAGCTGCGACTGACATAATTACCTCGTGTGAAGAGTATCCTGTATTATTTAGGAATTAATCGGATTCTCCAGGTCTTGCTCTATAGTCTGTTTTAGGTTGTTTATTCATTTGCCTTTGTTGTTCGGGAGTATGACCTAGTGGTTTTCTTTTTAGTTTTGCCTTTGGGGGGTCACCTGCAACTCTTTCTCTGCTACCATCAGAATTTACTCTCATATAATCCTCCAATACCTCACCTTCTGGTTCATAAGACATCTTAAGACCCATCGCCCTTAAATAATTTCTTCTAAGGTTATCCTTTGTCTTCGAAGAACGGGGGTCTTCCTCTTCACCATTCTTTTTTTTCTTATCATCAGAACCACAATCCATTTCTTCCTTTACTTTTTCTGGAAGACCTTTGTGCTTGGTTTTGGCAAATTTTTTGAGTTCTTTTCTTCCCATTTTTGCCATTTGTTTTACAGCGTCACTCGCATCAGGCATATTTCCATCAAGATATTCAATAGCCATAGCAGCAAGTTGTTGCTGATTTTGACTTACTGCTTTTTCTTGAAGAGAATGAACCTTTTTAAGAAACTTTGAGTACCCAGTTTCAGCAATCAATTCACCTTCAAGTTCATTATGTGCCACTATTCTAACTTTTTCATTTCCACCCTGAATAGGAGAAATAGTTACTTTATTCTTAACTTTTCCCTTTATATAATCAAGTGTTTGGGTGTTAGAATCTTCGGTTTCTGCTTCGTGAATGAACTCTTCTTTACGAGTTGCGATGGCATTACCAATCGCACCACGCCTCTTCATTAGATACTTATCAGACTTATCTTTATCCCCATCATTATCAACATCACCGTCTTCTTTACCTACGGGGTCTAATCCTTTACCTGCAGCAACTCTTGCGGTCTGAGAACCTTTCTTTCTCTCACCCTCATAAGGTTCGCCATATTCGGTCATCTCAACTGATTCAATATTTGGATTGGCACGAAGTTGATTGATTTTCTCACGGGTTGCCATTCTCACATAAGACCTTTTAGTATTCTTATCAGTAACTCTTACCTTATACTTTCTGTGCTCTGGACTGTCTAATTCTTCAAGATAAGTTAGAGAAATTGATTGCTGTTCTTGTTCCGTTCCTTCCACAAAAACTTTAAAAAGTGCTTTGGCAACATTATCAGATGCCGCATCCTTAAAAATAGGATTAAAGTCTTCTGCCTTCATACCACCACCTTCTTTACCGAATAGTTTTGCCTTGACCATCTTTCTTTCCTCACCTCCCATACTGCTATTTTGCATATATTGAGAAAATGCCTGAGGAAGTGGAATATCTTCTCTTCTTGCTCTATAACGAATATCATACACTGCCTGCTTTGCCTTTTTCTCTGGAGACTTTCCAGAACTTTCCTTTTTATCGTTCTTGTCAGTAGGACCAGAATCGGCAGCAGCAGGGGCAAATTTTCTTGCTGGCAGATCTTCGGCAATATGATTTTTCATATTAAGACTTTACTACTTTACTATTTTCTATACTTATTTATAAACTCCCTGATATTAGATACTTTATAACCACGATAGGGTTTTGCTCCGTATTGTAGATTTGTTTCGGGTGCCTCTGGTGTCATATCCGCAACATACTTGTAGAATCCAGAAGTTCCAACTAAAGTATTTGGTTTTCCGGGTTCTCTCATCTTTCTATCCATTTTAACTTCGGTATATTTTTTGGTTTCCATTACATCCTTAATCCAAGACTTAAACATCATATTAGATTCAGTTACACAAATCAGATAATTAGTTCCACGACGAATGATTCTTCCAACAAGTCCAGTATTCAGATTCTCAACCAGTTGACCGATTTGGAATATTTTTTCGGAAACATAATTCTCACGAAGAGTCTGGTAATCAAACTTAGGGGCAATTTCCCAGAGATTCCAGTTCTCATTAATACCCATAGATGCTCTTACAGAATCAAATAATTCTTGTGCTGATTTACGCTTCATATCGGGAGGAAGACCTTCTCTAAACTTACGAAAATCTCCTTCGGCAGCGGCAAGTCTCATTCTGGATGCAGACATTCCCTCAACACCTTTGGCATCAGGATCGCGGTCTCCGGCAGAAACTACTTCAATCGCATCAAAGGCATATAATTGACCATTATAGTTATTGGATAATTTCTCAAACTCCTTTACACGGTCGGAACCACCCACGATTCTAACATTAGTATATCCATCATTATGTGCCTTTTTAAGAACATCAAAAATAGTCTTATTTGCGGCATCATTCACAATTCTTTCACTATGAGCAGGAAACATCTGTCTCATATATGAAATCTTTGTATCAGGGTCCAGTGGATTCTTTTTCTTATCCTGACTTCTGGATGGATAGATTAGATAGTCTCCACCATCTGCCTGAGATGAAGCAGCAGCAACATCCATTAATTGCTGGTGCCCGACCGTAGGAGGATTAAAACGACCAAAAGCAATCGTAAGAGTTCCTTTGGTCTTAGGAACTGGTGGAGGAGTTTCTACAGGTTGTTGTGGTTCCTGTGCTACCGGTTGTTGCTCTGGAGCAGGTTCCGGTTGGGGTTCTGCTTGGGGTTGGGGTTGCTGTTGAGCATTTGGGTCATTATAACTCGGTGAAGGAACATCCTTTTCGTGTGGGGTTTGATTTGGGTCCTTTCCTACTCTCTGACGCTTATTATAAAACTTTAACTTTCCACCTTCGGTCTTGGCAACAAACTCATTAGTTCTTCTATCATACCAACCACCGTGCCCGTCACCCTGCAACCCAAGACGCTGAGCTTGGTCTGATGCAGAAGTTGCTTCTGATATGAACTGAAAGAAACTTTTCATTACTTACTTAATTTTTTCTTACGAATATTCGCCATTATTGCTTCTTTATTAGCAACAATATAGTTTAATCCATTTTTTCTAATCTTAATATATTTATTCTTTAATACTTCCGACTTATTTGATTTGATTTCCTTATCAAGAGTGAAGTAAAAATACTTGATAAAATCATTCATTACATCTTTAGGTAATGATTTTTTAGTGGTAAAAATATCAATAATATTATCAAGGAATGCTTGGAGGTCTTTCATATATTACACAAATTTCTGTATGCTTCTACCACCGATTGGTTGAATAATAACTCTGGCACCTCTTATACCGTGGTCACTTCGGTCTCCTTTATAAACGCCTAAAAATACAGGTTCATAACTTGCATTTATTCTATCACCATTATTTATTTTATGTCCAGTACAAGTTAATTCATAATATCTTCCTCTACTTTGAACATTTAAAACTCCCTGCATAGTAACATCTACATTATTTTCACCCTTTGGACCCCCAAATCCATTACCATAGACTGCCAATTTTTTAAGTGTTTCATCCTGTATTTTTCTTCCTACAGTTGTTGCTGGAGGCATACCGTTTGGAAACATTTCAAGTAAAGTATTAATAAATGCCTGAGTTTCTGGATGATTATTAATTGTTGGTTCCACTCTTGCAGACGTTCCAGACCACTGTTGAAATGCTTTAGGTCCAGAACCTGCCTTATGAGAAACGTGCCCAACATACCCAGATATTCCTCTAAAATGAAAATCGCATTTAGGTGTTCCCGGTGTACTTTCACAAAGTCCCACCTGGTAAGTTGTGGCACCAACTTTTAGTGGTATAAAATCTGTACCTAATTTGTCAAATATATCTTGTAATTGCTGATTTACTCTTATAATCTGAGCGTCTTCTTGGGCGGTTGTTGCCTGGGTTCTTCCAGAAAATTCAGAGTCTTTATATAATTCAGTTAATCTTACAGTTGAACCAGAAGAAGTTGGGAGAACTATGGATTGACCAGATTTAAACTTATTAAATTTAGTAATATCTGTTAATTCAGTTACGATAGTTTTACTTAGTTTTATTTTCTGACCATTAGATTCATTCAATACAAAATCTTTACCAGTTCTAATTCTGGTTAAAAAAATATTAAAGTTATTTCTTTTTCCCAAATCATTCACGGATAAGGTAGCCATAAGTATTTTATTTTTATTTAGTGCTCAAGACTCCCGAAGGGTCATTCACCAACTACAGCACCAATCTTTTCATCAAGGTCTAAAATCACGGCACGAATGTCAGAAATACGAGGAGGAACAGAAAGTTCATCATAGGTATAACCTTTTTGATTCTCAAAAAGAATTTGACGAACGGCAGCGGCAGTCCGAACATCCATCTTAACAGATACTGTTTTAGTCATCAAATGTCTCCATCTTCACGATTTTCACTATAATATACATCAAAGAATCCGTCCGGATAACGCTTCATCAGTTTATCAATATTGGTCTGAATTACTTCATCAAAAGAGACATCAAGAGCAATACACGCTTGTGCCACATACCACATCGTATCACCCAGTTCCTTAATCAAGTGAGTTCGGGTCTCATCATTCCAAGACTTACCTTGGAAAACCATTTTCTTTACAATCTCCAAGAATTCACCACCCTCGGCATTAATACCAACAGAGGCAGTCAGGAGACGCTCAATATTAGCACCTTTCTCATCCAACTGAACCATACGGTCAGAAAGAGCAAGGAAATCTTTGGATGCATCAGAAGTTACGGCATCTACGAAGTTCTGATACTTATTAAAATCAACTCGTTGTGTCATGAAAATTTAAATCCCTCAAATGATTTTTTTGGTTTATTTTCTTCATTATTATACTCCTCTTCTTTACCACTGTCAAGTATGTCATTTTGTGCCGATTGTTCCACATCATAAAGTCTCATCTTGGCACGGTCAATTCCAACAACGAAACGCTTAAAGATTGTTGGGTCATTATATCTGTTTTTAAGTTGCTTCACCATAATCTGCCCTAGACCTTCAAGTTCCTCTGTACTAATCAGAGCAAACATAAGGTCGGCAGTAGCAGGAAGACCGAACGATTCAGAAGTATCGGTCAATTCTACATCGGAAGAACCAAAACCGCTCCTAGTCGTCTGTGTCGCACTCATAATAGGAACATTAAACTCTACTGCCAAACCACGAAGTTCTTCGGCAATAGACTTAACCAAAGTATAAGAATTGATATTACTACCACTCTTAAATCGTGAAGATGAACAGATATTCAAATAGTCAATAAAGATAATATCAGGTCTAAATGATTTCTTCAGAGCAAGTTCATTCAGAAGTGCCTTGAAGTGCCCGGAGTGTGCCGAAGCAGTAGGATATTCTTTGATTACCAAAGAACCCCGAGTCTTCTTGGAAATACCATTTACTTTATTCTCAAATGCTGAGCGTGGTAAATCAATCAGTTGTTGAATTGGAACATTAAGAAGATTCGCATCAATTCTTTCGGCAATTCTTTCTTCTGCCATTTCAAGAGTGATGTAAAGAACATTTCTATTCTGTAGTAAGGCAGAACTGGCAACATGACACATAAAGAGAGATTTTCCCACACCCGTTCCGGCAAGAGCAATATTCAGAGTCTTATTAGGCAATCCACCTTTTGTTATTTTGTTGAAATATTCTAAGTCAAATTCAATCTTATCTTCTTTACGATGATAGAACTCATATCGTTCCTCATAATTCTGAAGATAATCGTGACCTATATTATTATCAAAAGATACTGCCAGAGCATCAGAAAGAATACTGGGAATAGCATCTCTACCTTTTTTATCATCCTTACCATCGGCAATATGAATGGATTCCATAAGTGCCAAGTAAATAGCACGGTCACGACACCACTTTTCTGTAGTATCAAGAATCCACTGCTTATCCACAGGACTGTTATTAAGTTTAGAAAGTAATTCTACAATTTCTTTATTTTCAGTTTCTGTTAAATCTCTACGATTATCAATCTCAATATTGAGTGCTTCTATTGTAATTGAAGAACCATACTTAACGATAAACTCAACAATTTCCTCAAAAACTATCTTTTCTACTCTTTGTTCGTAGTACTCTGGTTGAATAAATGGAATAACTTTTCTGGCATAATCTTCATTAAATACTAAGTTTCTAAGGATTGTAAGTTCAAGTCGTTCCATTATTTTAATTAAAGATTTCGTTTATGATGCGGAACATCGAATACAAAAGTAATTCTAATGTTGTTGCCAATATTAACTGCCTTATGGGGTAGTTTATTATTGAACCAAAAGAGTGTTCCCGGTTCAATAATAATAGTTTCATCCCCAACAGTATACTCGTATTTTCCCTGAATGGAAAGGTGATATCTATCCTTCGTAAGATAATAAGTTCCTTCATCAATATGAGAACCCACTATTTCACCTACAGGAAGTGCCAAGAATCCACAACGACGGAGTTTCTTAAAATACTTTCCCAAGTAATTAAGAATCTCCGTGTGTTTTTCATATGCCGGGGTTTTAAT